TTCATGGAAACATTGCGCGGGTCGGCGTTACCAAGGGTACTCACACGAATCCAGCGCATGGCATATCCAGGCTCCTCATTTACATGGGGAAGCACATCAGGAACCATCCACTGCTTGGGCCTCTCAGCCTTCGCTCGGGTTTCCAGTTCACGGGGATTACGTTCAGCCATTTTGTCTCTCCAACTTAGCCACTTCAATTGCGTACTGTTGCGGGGTGAGCCCGTATTTCTTCGCCAACGCAAGCTGTGTTTGCGTCAAGCGAACCTTTCCGGTCCCGGTTGTACGTGCTGCAGAGGCCACAACCGTGGTCGGGCGTTTCTGCTTGGTGTCTGCTCCGCCGAAGATTTCGGGGAACTGGGTTTTCATGCGACCGTCAATCTGGTCGAAGTACTCATCCGAGCGAGGGTCAGTGCCCCCGTTGACTAGCTTCTGGTGCAGCCCTAGTGCGTAGCTGGTGTATTCCTCGAACCCAGGCTGACCGAACCACTGGTTTTTTGCCTGCCAGCGCAGGGACTTTTCGTCCGGTTGCACCTGGGCTTGCGGTGCTGGTTCGGGTTGTACCGCATATTGCGTTTCTTGTAAAGCGGGGGCACGAAAATTCTTTGCCGTCCGCATTTCCCAAGTCGCTTCTGCCAACGCCTCTTGTGCAGCGATGATGGCGTCCGTGTCGAACGCCTCTTGTGCGGCCTTGAGGTTGCGGCGTGCGGTCTCAAGCTGTGTCTCGGCTTCCTTGCGCGCCGAAGAGATGATGACCTCTTGCCCTTGATTAACGTTGCGCTTGAGCGCGTTGTTCTCGTTGATCAGGTGCTGCGCGAGGCGCTCAAGCTCAGCTTTTTCACGGGCCACCGCTTCTTTCTGCCGTCGCTCGTCGTGGCGTGCATGCGTCAACTCCTTGATGCGCGACTGCACCTTGTCGGAATAAGACTCGATCTCGTCATCCGTCGGGTCCGCAACCTCCTTGTCCAGCGGCTTGCGGCCACGGTCTTTTTCAGGGGTGTCATCGACAATCTCGATCTCGATTTCGTCAGTAGCGTCTGCGGGCTTTTCAGCCTCAATCTCATCGGGGAACTTAAATTCGTTCATGTGTTACTCCTTATGACCGCTTGATGCCGCGTGGATCTTGGACGACCGCCTCAACGCTGTCGTCGTTGATGATGCGAAACTCTTGGCCGTGGATCTTCAGCCGCGTACCAGAATTGGGCCGAACCAGCACGAAGTCACCGACTTTGCAGGATGGACCACTAGGGAACCGAAGAGGATCTTTGTAGCAGTCTGGTCCCATCTTGGCGACAAACAGAACTGGGCTCATCACTTCTTCAAAGTGCATGGTCTGCCCTGCTTTGACCAGACCACTTTCGTACTCTTCCTCCGCTTTAGGCAGAACGCAGAGCAAGTGGTAGGTCACAGGATCAGGCACTTGTCGGGCCTTTTCCTCATCAGTTTGCGGCAACACGGTTGTGTTTTGGCCGTCGCTCAGGAGTAGTTCACTCATCGTCGTCTTCCGCTTTCTGTGCAAGGTCAAGTAAATAACGCTCCGCGATGGCTAGACCTTGAATGACACCGCAGAGTTTTTGATACTCATCGAAGCTGCGACATGCTCCGCCGGAAAGCGAATCGGCGTAGTTGTTCATGTCTTCACGAATCTGTTGACGCAATACGTCGGCAAACTTTTTGATCATTTAGGCGCTCCTTGCTTCTTCGTGGCAACGTCATAATCAAGCGCCTTGCTACGGGCTTGGAATTGTGTTTGTGTGCGAGTCTTAGCTACCTCGATACCCATCCGAACGCCTTCGCGTTCTTGTTGTGCAATGAGGTTGGCCTTGTCACGCTCAATATCTGCTTGGGTTTTCATCGCCCGAAGCTCCAGATCACCCTTGACTTTTTCTTCCTCAAGCTCTTGGCGGTCGGCTTGAGCAGCAGCATCGAGGGCCATCTTCTGCGCTCTCATCTGCGCGTCCTGCTGCGCCATCTGGGCCTTGGCCTGCGCCTCGGCTTGCTTGATCTGAAGCTCTTGCTGGCGCAACTGAAGCTCCATCTGCTGCATCTGGAGCACGGGGTCTTGTGCCTGCTGCTGGGCTTGTTGCTGTGCGGCCTTGGCCATGTCCTGCTGGAGCACCTGCTGTGCGGCCTGGGCCATCATGCTGCTGAGCGCGATCTCGATCTGCGGCGGGAGCTTCTCGTCCTCCGGGGGCAGCGACATGCCAAGCTGCTGCTCGATCTTCTGGCGCATGAGGTAGCCCACATGCTCTGCAACGTGTGCAGTCAGCGCGGCCTGGATCTGCGGTGCGCGGGGGTTCTGCCCGATGAACTGCGCCACCACCGGGTCTTGCAGCAGCATCATGTGCACCTGGATGTGCGACTGGTGGTCCTGGTGCAGGAACGCCTTCATGGGCTTGTTCTTCAGCACGTTCTGGTTCTCAGTCACCGGATCCTTGGGCAACTGATCCTCCTCGATGGGCACAAGCTTCTCGGCGTTCTTGATTCCCAGCACGTCCAGCATCGCTCGGTGCAACTGCGGCAGGTCGTAGATGTCCGGTGCCATCTGCGCCATCTGAATGACGGCTTGGTACTGCACCACGCGCTGCGACATGGTCGCCGCGTTGGGATCGCTGACGGGGATGACATCAACGAGGTCGTAGTCCGCCTTCTTGGCCTTCTTCGACCCATACTCGGGATCGTAGGTGTAGTCCGGGTCCGTGTAGTCACGGATGATGTTTTTGAGGAGCTTCAACTCCTGTTTGAGCGAGTAGTGCGTGCGGGCCTGGACTGCCGTCAAGACCTTAAGCTGGCGCTCGAGCAGCGCCAGGGTGGTGCCCACAGGCGTCTGGGCGGACATGTCCGACACCTTCATGTCGGCAGTGGCAGCGAAGCGTCTGCCCTCGTCCACGATGTTGCCGAGCAACTGGTACAGGACCGTGGAGGGCTCCTTGTACGGCAGCGGCAGGATGTTGTCCCTCAGGGCACCAGAGGGGATGTCCACGTCCCGGAACTCGCCCGGGGCGATGGGGGTGTCGTCGCCCTTGATCCGCAGGCCACGGCTCTTCAGACCGCCAGGGAGATTGCTCAACGTGCCCGCGTCCACAAGCTGACGCATGATGCTCGTCGCACTCTTGGCGAAACCACCAATCAGGTGGAACAAGCCGAAGCCGTACGCACCGAAGCCAGGGATGTACTGGTAGTGAACGAAGTGCTGGCGCTTGAGTTTGAGCTTGTCATCCTCGTTCCAGTTGCGCCGTATAGCCAGGATGTCGTTGGTGCCCTTGATCAGCGTGACCACGTAGGGCAGCGCAATCTCCGAGTCTTCCCCTTCACCGTACGGGTCTTCCTTGATGCACAGATCCACGTGCACCTCGTACAGCGTGAACCTGTCGTCATTCAGGTCACTGAAGCCTGTCTCTTTGTCCTTGGCTTTCTGGATGTCTGTCAGGTGTTTGTCGGGCTCGCCTAGTTCCACATCGCGGTAAAACCCCGCTGCCTGCAGCTTGAGAATCTCGTTCTTGCTCTTGCGCATGACGTGCGTCAGGCGTCTACAGGTGTCGAGATCCGTGGTGCCATAGGGCAGGAGAATGTCTTCTGCGGGCACGAACATGGAAACTTGGCGCTCCAGGCTCGGGTCGTAGTACACCTTCTTGAACGCCGAGCCCGTGGCCGGGAGGCTCCACAGCATGCGCTCATGCTCTGGACGGAACTCCTTCATCGTCTCGGTCAACTCGAAGTTCATGTCGTCCTGAACCCGAATCGCGGCTTCCTTGACGTCTGGCGTCTCTTTGCCAATGATCTTGGTCCGCACCGGCCCCTGCGCGGGGAAGGTTTCGGTGATCATCTCGGACTGGAACCGCACCACCGCTTCGGTGATCATGGGGTGGAACACGCCACACGCGCCGTTCCACGGCTCGGTGCGCTCTTCGATCTGCAGACCCAAGAGCTTCAGGCCCTCGGTGTAGGCTTTCTCCCAGTCCTTGCGGGAGTTTTTGTCCTGATCGATATCGCCCTCGATATCGCCGCCGATGGTGTTGAGCGCCCCCTCGTCAAGCTCATCGGCAAGGTTGGCCGTGAAGTCCTCGCTGCCCTGGCTGGTAGGCATGAGGTCGATCTCCAAGCCGTCAATGCCGATGCTGACCCCTTTGGGGTCTTCGATCTCAATCTCGATGGCTGGTCCAGCGTCAAAATCCCCTATGGGCAGAGAGGGGTCGCTGTACACCGCTTTGTCGATATTCGTTGCCATGTGCGCTTTCAGTAGTACGCAGCCCGTCTCAGGCTGCGGAAGTGTCGGGGCTCCTCGGGCTCATCGGACGGCAGGCGTATGAAGCCTCCGTTGCGCATGCGCATGAGCGCCTGGGTCATCGTATCAACATAGTCGTCGTGCTCACCAGCGGGGAAGGCCGCGACCTCCTCCACAAGCTCTCGTGCCCAGCGGGTGTCTGGCACCCACACACGGCCTGAGGTGAACATGTCGGACACCGCGTTCAGGCGCACCACCTTGTCGTTGCTGGTGCCGTTCTTGCCTCGGCTGGGGCTGAACTCGCTGATGGGTATGCCCATCGCCCGAAGCTCCTGAATGAGCGGCGCTCCAGCAGCTTTCTTCTCGATCAGACACGCATCAGGCTCCCACTCGTTGTAGTACTCACTGGCACGTTTCTTGAGATCCGGGAATGCCCACCGCCCTTTGATCGCGTCTAAAAGAATGATATGTGCGTTATCGTTGTCTTCCTCGTTGAACCACACACCCCACGTGGTGCATGCGCTGTAGTCAGCGCTGGTCTTGGTCTCGTGCGCGGTATCCCACGACTGGATGATGTACTCACAGGATGGTGGGCGCTCTGGCTCCCAGATCTTCCACATCTCGCGCTTGATGACCGCTGCCACCTCCGAGGTGGGGTTCTGCATGTACTGCGCCTGCCAGAACCTCGGGTCCATGCCCGCACGCTTGGCCTGAAGCTGCTCCAGGGGCCACTGCTCAGGCCACAGAGACTTCTCCTGCGGCGTGTGCTCGTGCATGATGGCCGGAAGCTCCACGATCTCCCACTTGTCCGCGTCGGGATTCTTGATCTGGTGGCTGATCAGCATGCCCGTGAGGTCCAACTGAGACCACCGGGTCATGATCACGATGATCGCGCCCCCTGGCATCAGGCGCTGCAGAGGCCCTGTCTGGAACCAACCCCATGCAGCGTCGAACGGCGTGCGTGTGCCTGCCTTGATGTCCTGTTCTGAGTGCGGATCGTCAATGACGAACAGGTCAGCGCCCCGACCGGCGATGCTACCACCGACGCCAACAGCGTAATACTGACCTCCGGCACTCGTAGACCATTTACCTGACGCTTTTTGGTCCTCTGAGACCTGCGTATCGGGAAAAATGGTGTTGTATTCGGGCGTTTCGATGAGGTTTCTGATGCGCCGACCGAAGTCTTCTGACAGAGACGACGTGTGCGTCCCCATGATGATCTTTTTGTGCGGGAATTTGCCCAAAAAGTAGGCCGGAAACAGGTAAGAACTGAACTCCGACTTGCCCATACGAGGCGCGATGTTGATAATCACCCGGCGTTTAACGCCGGAGATCACTTCTTCGAAAATTTGTGCAAGCTTTCTATGGTGGGCGCCTTCTTTGAAGCCTGGATAGCTGAAATGAGCGAAGCCTAAGAGGCTGTTTTGCGCAGCCGTTAGGCGGTGTCGGCGCTCTTTCTCTTCTAGGAGGTCAAAAAGCTCCATTTTCTCCCGCACACTCATAGTGGGGAGCGCGGCCTGGATGGCCTGCGCCTGCTTGGGCGTCAGGAAATCAGGCAGCTTCATTGCTGAGCAGGGGAGTTACGTCTGTCGGGGTAACGTCGGTGACGTTCATGAACCGCGCCAGCTTCTCTTTGAGCTTGCTCTCAAGCTCCTGATCCGTGATGTCCGTCTTTTTGACCTCAACTCTGTCGGTGAAGAGCGCCACCTCAGTGACCCGGCCCAGCAACTCCAAGGCACGCAGGCGGATGCGGGCATCCGGGTGCTCTACCTCTTCGAGGATCTTCGACACCGCGTAACCCCGAAGCTCCTTGGCCTGATTGACGAACTCCCAGTCATAGGCTGTGAGCATGCCCGTGAGGTGGCGCACCGCAGCGGGTGTCTTGAGCGCCAGCAGCGCTGCCTTCTGCTTGGGATCGGTGTCGGGCTTGACGAGCGCCTGGAACGCGCTCTGCGCCAGCGAGGAGGCTGCTGCGGCATCTGCCGTGTCGGCAGTGGGCGCTCCCATAGACTCGAGCCAGTTTGCCGTCTCGTGCTGCGCGTTGATGAGCGCTTGCGGATCAGCCTTCTCCAGGGGGAGTGTGTCTGCGATATTGCAGACAGGCGGCTCAAAGTCAATCAGGTGGTCAAGCATTTCAAAGCGGGGCTTGCGTCCGAGTTTGGCGCAGTGTACAGTTGGGTCTGTCTCCTTGCAAGTCCTTACTTGCTTTCTCCCTGAGGTAGCCGCAAGGCTCCTTTTAGCGCCCCGAAGTTCGGGGCATTTTTTTGTATGGTAGTGTCAAGAGTTGGACAGAAAAAGTCTGGGATTTTGTAGAAATTTTTGCTGCGGTTTGTAGAAGATGTGTTAGGGGCGTGTTTAATACACATAAATAAGCTGGCGGGAATATTTTTGTATTTTTTGTGTAGTATGGGGTGGGAGAAAAGTAAAGTACGGAACTGAAGTTTGAAAAATTTGTGTAGTGTGGGGTGCAGCTAAAACGTAAAAATTTGTGTAGTATGGTTGTGGATTCGTGTTCATACAACAACGTCCCCCTCGCTACCAAACCAGGGGGTGGGGGTATAGTGGGGTCCGAGGGTACGTCAAAAGGGGGGAGAAGAACCCCCATATGGTAAAATAGCATCAGCGGTTGGGGATTCGCCCTAGTCGCATCAACCGGGGGAGAAATCTCCCCCACATCGGAGAGAGCATCATGAAGAAGTTGATTAGCATGAACGAGTTCGCACACAACCTCGGCCAACACGTTCGCCTGACACGAGACGCGTCGCTGCCCTTGCACAACATCTACGTTGCCGCAGAGCCTGAGCAGCAGGGCGAGATGCGGGTTTCGTGGCTCCTTAACCACCTGACCGGCCAGGGCTACACGCCCAAGCAAGCCGAGAGTGTCTGCGCCGCATCGCGCAACGACCGCAGCGCAGAGCAGCAGCGCGACTACGACAAGGCGCGTGGTGACTTCACCTACCACATCGTCCGCAGTGTCTCAGCCAAGGCCGAAGTCGCGCCCAAGACTGCCAAGATCCGCCTGCCGAACGGCACGGTCGAGCGGGTCGCTGAGGCCTACGTCGGCCTGACCCGTGAGCAGATCATCGCGGCACACGAGCGTGCTCTGGCTACGCTGGACTTCGAGTGACCAACCGGGGGAGATTTCTCCCCCATTCCGCTACGAGCGTAGCGGGCTGCGTTCGCGCAGCCCAGTGCGCTTGTTGCCCTCGTCGAGGGCGGCGTGCTAGGAGAGAGATCATGAACGCGATGGAATATGTGCACGACGAACCCGCTGCCAACACGTACGTTGCCCTGCGGGCAGAGAACGCGGCTCAACTCCTGAGCGAGATGCAGTGGGTAAAAGGCGCTGTGGAAGGCGTGTTGCAGTGCCACATCTACGGGCACTCCATCCTGTGGGATGTGACGGGCAGGCTTCACGCAGGCAACCATGTCGGCAAGTACGAGGTGTGGTTCAGCGGGGAAGACGAACCTGACGCTTACCTGACGCTGGCCCAAGTGTTGGCAGTGGTGCTGGCAAAGAACTGGTAAGCGTAGCGGCTAAAGAGGACTGCGTGTCCTCTTTGCCAGTGCGCTTCGCACTAGGCGCGGCATGGGCCGCGCTTCATTTGAAGGAGAGAGTGATGAACATCATCAAGGAAGTCCGTGCTGCCTGGGTGCAGCGTGAGATCAAGCGCCTGCTCCCGCAGGCCAGCCACAAGGCCGAGCCTGTGGCGCAGAGGCACAACCCTGCGCGTGCTGCCAAGAAGGCGGCGAAGAAGGCGTAACCACCGGGGGAGATTTCTCCCCCACCTCAAGGAGAGAGTGATGACAAAGCGAGAAGCCCGCAAGTGGCTGGAGTCCGCGCAACCCCTGATGGTGTGCGGCCCCCTCATCGAGTTCAAGCAGCGCCTTCAGTGGCTCAGCGAAGGCATGCTGAAGAACCACATGCAGCCCCACGGACACACACCCTGCCCGCAAGAGCAAGCCGACTATCGCACCTACAAGGAGATGGTATGAACTACTACCTTCGCATGGGAAACGACTACCTCACTGGCGCAGAGCGACACACCACGCTGCGCGACGCGGTCGCGGCATTCCGTGAGGTAGCCCACGAACTGTGGGGGTACGGCCAGCGCATCGACGCCAGCGTGCACATCGCCGCCAAGCGCAGCGAGTGTGATGAGTACCCCGACTACGTCCTGTCAGTCGGCCCGCGTGGTGGCGTTCGTTGCGAACGCGCCTGACTTCAAAGAGGACAACCCGTCCTCTTTCAACCTAGGAGCAGACATGTCCAAGTCCTACAAGGGTGAAGCCCGGGCGCAAGCCCGTGCAGACCAGCAGCGCCGTGCTGCGCGTGCTGCGAAGCGCGCTGATAACTTCTATGAATCGCACGATTCAATCCTTGAATCAAACGAGCCAAGCAAGAACCGTGCCAAAAGGGTCGATGGACGCGAGTCCCGTAGCCAATCCGCGTTGGACAGTAGGTTGGCGCGTCCAAGTCCTTGATTCTTCTATATAAATATAAATAAATGGTTAAGGTTATAGTTATGTATGTATGTGTCTGGATGGACGAGTACATATCCAAGGGCGACCGCCATCCAGATTTATTTTTCCCTTTCTGCAGGTTCCCTGTCTACACTTTCCGTTTTGGCTTTACACTTGGCCAGCTTTCGGAAAACCTCAATGCTGACAACGCTCCGCCGTTGCCAAACTACTGTCCAGTAGACGTTCGGTTTGGGGTAGCACTGGACGCAAATTGTCAAGCACTTGACAAAGAGGACAGCATTGTCCCCATTCAACCAAGGAGGCTCACGCCTATGACCACGCCGTACTACAACCGATTCCTGCACCTCGGTGTGCAGGCAACCTGCCCTGGCTGCGGGCGAACGCTGCGCTTGCACGAGTTCCACAAGTGGTGGGGCAAGAAGCGCATCCTGCGCTCACTGTGCACTGTGTGTGAGCCCGAGAAGGCTTTCGAGGACATGACCCCGACCGAGCGGCGGCAGGCGGTGGACAACCAACGCCCCTACGCCACGCCCATGAGGATGCGCAACCAGAACGCTGCCGACATTGAGGCGAAGAAGGCCCGTGCCCGTGCCAAAGCGGACAAGCGTGTGAAGTCCAAGCGCATCCAGGCGTGGGCCCCCTTGATGCGGGAGTTGCGGCAGGAGAAGGCGTGGTGTGTGCGTAACCAGATCACGCCAGCATCGCCGGAGTGGGCCGTGTTCTTCGAGGCGTACGAGACTGCGCTCAGCGATGCGCTACGCAAGGTGATCAAGCACAAGGGGCAGACCTCAAGGATCGAGCCCACGCCTGCTGAGCAAGAGCCTATGCATTGGCTGTATCCCGAGACGCTGCAGTCCCTGCGCCGTCTGTATGCATCGTGCCCCGTGGTGCGAGGTCGTCGGTTGTACCGTGACCCGTTGTGTTTGTCTTGGTAAATGAAAGGAGAGAAGTGATGAAAGAAGTTTGGTATGTGCGGGGCGCTGACCCTGATTCCCCGATGCCTGTGTTGTTCGCCACCAAGATGGCGGCGGAGATGTACGCACGGCAAGAGTTCCCCCACGCTGACCCTGATGAGCGCTATGCCCGCATCTTCTACAAGTCTGTGTGGGAAGAGAGCGATATGAAGGAGCACGCTAATGCCCGGGCTTAAGTACCCCCTGAAGCTAGGCTCCCTGCCGCACGCTGCGCTGGCACCACAGCCATGTCCCACGCGCAGCCTGCCTGACTACGACACGCTGTACAAGCGTATGGTGGACAACGGCGGGTGGTTCGTGCTGCGTACGGACCCGAGCGAGGACAGGCCCACCACATCGGGCTCCACCGAAGCGCCCCTCGTGAAGATGGTCAACAGCCACTTCCGCACTGTGCGTAAGCAAGCGCTCCACATCCGGCGCTTGGCGCTTGATGCGTGGTACATCGAGCTTGGTAAGAAAGGAGAAACCGATGTCGAGTGAAGATATCGGCCTGTTGGCTGTGTGCGTGGTAGCCGCGTTGCTACTGATGTTCGGGGTCATCTGACCCCATGAGGAGTAATGCAATGAAGACAAATGAACTGACCGGAGCCGCCCTTGATTGGGCCGTGGCGACATGTGAAGGCAGACCGTACAGCGTGACGCTGGACGATATCAAGGGGGCGCCTCCGTTGGTTGCGCCTATCTTCAGTCCCTCCACCTCCTGGCAGGAGGGTGGGCCGATCATCGAGCGGGAGTGGCTCGACGTAACGCCGTGGCCTAACGAGAGTGATGAAGATTTACGGTGGCAATGCGTGCAGCACGACAGCACTGACTGCCTGTTCTTTGGCCCCACGCCTCTTATCGCAGCCATGCGATGCTACGTCGCCTCCCGCCTGGGCGACACCATCAACATCCCGGAGGAACTTCGGGGTGAGTAACCAGGGGAGGTTTCTCCCCCAACCGTGGGGGCTGCGGCCCAGCCCCGACCAGTGTCAAAGGGGTGTCAACACCCCATTCAAAGGAGATTCACATGTTTGATCTGAACCAAATCCTGTCCGCTGCCCTGAACGCTGCTGTGCAGCAGGCTATCGCTCCGCTGGTGGAGCGGATTGCCGTGCTGGAACGGCGTATCGACACGCTCAGTTCGCAGCATGTAGCGATTGGGGAGCGCCTTGCTGCGCTTGAGAACAACCCCGCCATCGGGGTGGACACCACGCTGACCAACCGTGTGGTGGCGCTTGAGCAGCGCATGGACCACGTCATTGACGCCAGTGAGCAGCGTATCCGCGAGATCGCAGAAGCCGCTGCGGAGCAGGCAATGGACAACCACTGCGAGAGCTACGACCACGACGAGTACGACAGCGTCGTCAGCAACTGGAACGACGAAGACCCGGCTGACTTCCTGCGTGAAGGCGATCTGCATGACCAGATCGACGACCGCGTCAACGAGACGCTGCGTAACGCCACGTTCAGCATCAGCATCTAAGTTCCCCGGGGGAGATTTCTCCCCCATCACCAAAGAGGACATCCCCGTCCTCATTCAACTCTAGGAGAAAGCAACCATGAAGAAGTTCACACAAGCCAAGCAAGACGCCATCGCCAACGTGCACCGTGCCGCGCTGCGCGTCCGCATACTGGAGGCACCTGCCGTGCAGGCCATCCTGCAACTCTTCCCACGCAACGTCCGCAAGGATGTGCGGGTCAGCTGCTCTGACTACAGCAACAACATCACGTTCTCGCTGTTCATGCGCGACCTCGACTCGCTCAAAGCTAAGCCCCTCCTGCGCGTGCTCGAAGCGTTCGTCTCCGACCCGGGCTGGGACTCCTCATCCAGCGACTACACCCACGACAAGCCCAACCGGGACTATCGGTTCAACAAGAAGCTGCCCATCCCGATGCCAGCTACCCCTGCGGCACGCTGGCTGGAGAAGAACGCTTACTTCTGGCACGACGACAAGACCACGCTGCCCGTGGAGATCAACATCTTCATCAGCGCTTACGTAAAACAAGATTCCGACTCTTGTCGGATAGAAGTAGTTGAGAGGATTGAAGAGGTCGTGATCAAGGAAGTGAAGCGCATCGTCTGCGCCTGACTGCGTCAGGCGTGCCACCCGCCCCTTCGGGGGCTTTTCTTTTAGGAGTAATGCAATGACAACCAACAACCGACACTTCTTTGCCGCGTCCATTTGGGGGTGGAAAGTTGACACTGACATCGAGCGGTTGATCCGCACCATGAAGAAGGAAGGGCACCCCTTCGGTCTGTACCTCGTGCCTGTCGGCATGGACATGGACTACGACATCGAGTTTTACAAGCCCATGGTAGAGGGGGCTGTGTTCCTCACCACCATCCACCCCAAGACCAAGTAAGGAGTACCCCAATGACTTACCAATCCCTCCCTCCCCTCAGCCTTGCTGAGGCTGACGCTGACCAAGAGGCATACCGCCAGTGGAAGGCACTGGACGCGTACATCACCGATGGTCCCTGCCGTGAGTGGCACCTGTGCTGGGACGGCGACGTCGCTGAGCCCGTGCTCAAGGGCACCAAGGCCGCTACCCACCGTGGCGAGGTTGACACCATCATCGGTGGCCGCGCACCCCGTCACTCCGGCAGCACAGGCCGCGTGTGGACCGCTGACGGACGGGAGTACTTCCCCACCGTCTTCGACATGAAGTGGGTTCTTACAACTGAATAAAGCTTCCTGTGCCCACAGGAGTGTGATACAGTCAAGTCTTTGACACCGTGGCCGCTGCGGTTCAGCGGCACATCAACTAGGAGAAACCAAATGGCTCATCAAATCGACACCACCTCCCTGAACCGCGCTTCCTACGCCAGCACCCAGCGTGAGTGGCACGGGCTGGGTGAACTCATGCCCGTCGGGCAGGACGTGGAGGCCTGGGCGACAGCCGCAGGCATGGAGTACAAGGTGCAGCGTGCCACCCTTCGGTATGCTACATCCCGCCTCGACGAGGCGCTGGCTACTGTGGGAGAGCTTAAGAAGGTTGAAGACCGCCTTGTCCTCTTTCGCTCCGACACGGGCGCACCCCTGGGCGTTGTCTCTGACAGCTACAAGGTAGTGCAGCCCCGTGAGGTGCTCGAGTTCTTCCGTGAGTGGGCGCAGGCCAACTCGGTCACCATCGAGTCAGCGGGCGTGCTGTTCGGAGGCAAGCGCTACTTCGCCACGGCGAAGATGGCGAACGCAGTGGCAGTGGCGAACACAGGCAAGGACACTGTTGTGCCCTACATCCTGTTGAGCACATCTGCCGATGGCTCACTCGCCACCGAGGGCAGGCTCACTCAAGTACGCACAGTGTGCAACAACACGCTGAGCGTAGCGCTCAAGGGTGCGGCGTCCTTCAAGATCTCCCATCGCACCACGTTCAAGGCGCAGGAGTGCCGAGGCATCATCGAGTCTGCCCACGAGGAGTTCGGCGCGTTCATGGAGATGGCACGCAAGCTTGCATCCATCAAGGTCGAGTCCAAGCTGGCCGAGGACATGACTGCCCTGCTGTTGACAACTCCAACCAGAAACATCGACGCCGCGAAAGATAGTGCGGGCTTTCACCGCATCATGGGGTTATTTCAAGGCGGGGGCAAGGGCAGCACGCTCGAGACTGCACGCGAGACTTCGTGGGGCTGGCTGAACGCGTGCACCGAGTACGTGGACCACCATGTCCGTGCCCGCTCGGACGAGAACCGCACGGCATCCGCCACCTGGGGCCCAGGCGCTGACCTCAAGCAACGCGCAGTCGAGATAGCGCTGGCAGCGTAATTCGTGGGGGGCTTCGGCCCCCTGTTTTCAATGGGGACATCGTTGTCCTCTTTCACTTAGGAGAAAGCAATGAAACTCAGCAAGACCAGCAAGCTTGACGGTATCCTCTCGTGGAGCCTGCAAGCGCTCGACACCTGCCCAGGTAGCGTGTCGCACAAGAACGAGCTCGTGGACGCATGCAAGGGTTGCTACGCCACCACGGGGAACTACGTCTTCGCCAACGTCAAGGCACCACGCGAGTTCAACCGGACCGACTGGCAGCGCGACGACTGGGTGCCCGACATGGTCGTCGCGCTCATCAATGAGGACTATTTCCGCTGGCTTGACTCCGGCGATCTGTACTCCCTGGACCTTGCGTGGAAGGTGTATCAGGTCATGGAGGCTACGCCCTGGGTTGACCATTGGTTGCCCACGCGCATGTACAAGTTCGCCAAGTATGATGAGGTGTTCAAGGCCATGCGTGCGCTGCCCAACGTCAGCGTGCGCTTCTCATCCGATAGTGTCGCGGGTGAATTCACGCCAGCGCTGCATGGCAGCACTATCATCAGCCACAAGTCCGAGGCACCGGAAGGCGTCAAGGTGTGCGAAGCGTACGAGCACGACGGTATGTGCAGCGGGTGCCGCGCATGCTGGGATGCCAGCATCCCGGTCATTGCCTATGTGGCCCACGGTAAGAAGATGGGCAAGGTAATTCGCCTGCGTGCGTTGTAAAGCGCTTGACAACCCGATGGTGGGGGCGGATACTCCCCACCTCATCAACCCTTTTAGGAGTCAACATGACTTTCACTGTAGAAGCAGGCGTTCCCATCCCCAAGCGTACGCGTGGCCGTGTGCCCACTGCGTTCCCGATGGCCGAGATGGACGTGGGCGACAGCTTCCTGATCGAGTGCGACACGAAGGACAAGAAGGCGCTGACCAACTGGCGGCGCAAGTTCCTGATGGCGAAGAAGGTCTTCCTCGAGTCCTACGAGGGCGCGTTCCAGACCGCAACGGTGGACGGTGGCGTTCGTGTCTGGCGTACGGCCTAAGAGTCCCTGACTCTGCACTCAACGCTCTGCTTAGGCAGGGCGTTTTTGTTGTCTGTTTAACTTTGAGGAGAAGCAAATGAGAGAATTTTTCCAATTCAAGCACCCCAATGACATCACCATTGGGCGGGGCCGCATCATCTGGGCAGAAGCGCTCACATACGAGGGCAAGCACCCGCCGTATCAAGGTGAAACCTTTCCTGAGGGGTGGGTTCTGCCGGGAGGGGCGCGGACACAGGATCGCGCACTTGCAGAAGCAGTTGCCAAGCAGATCGACGAGATCGCTGCGCGGCAGGGGGGCGTGCGATGAACACCAAAGATCTCGTCCGTCACGCCCGGGAGTTATGGAACTCCCCACTGGTGCCGACCAGTGTCAACCGCCACAATCGCAAGGCCTGGGTCCGCAGCGTCCTGCGCCTGGGGGACAAGTGGTTGCTGGCGCAGCCTGTGAGGAGGGCAGGGCAATGAAGAAACTACCCAAAGGCCTTGACCAACAAGGCCGCTACCCCGAAGCCGCTGAAGCGGCAACTGAAATCGGCGTTGATGACGCCCCTGAATCCTTGGGCAAACTGGTGCTGCTCGGGCTGTGCGTTGTTGTCCTTGTCGGCGTCCTTGCATTTCTTGTGGGGGTGTTGGTATGACTGACCGCGAACTGCTTGAGGCCGCTGCGAAAGCGGCGGGGAAGAAAGTACACACACGCAACCAAGCTGACCGCGATGCCTGCGGCGCTGGCGATGTGGGGCTTTGGATAAGCGAAGGTCAGACCTGTTGGAACCCCCTCACCGACGACGGTGATGCGCTGCGGTTGGCGGTGAAGTTGGGGTTTACGGTCGGCCCGCATCTTGGTGCAACTTACGCGGGGGTCGCCCCGTGCCCTGACGACTTTGAAGACGGCAAGCTCCCGATCCGAATCGCACAGATGCACAACGGCGACCCCTACGCCGCCACCCGCCGCGCCGTCGTCAGGGCTGCGGCTGCCATAGGAAAGGAGATGAAATGAAACGCCAATCCAAACGCAAGCACCGCGTGCTGCGGGTGATGCTTGACGACATTCGCGCTCGGCAAGTGCTGGACGATCTGATCAACAAGGTCAACGCAGCAGGCCGCAAGTTCGGCGCAGGAATGGCACAAGCATACGCACAGATGCGTGCAGATCCGGCATGGCAAGAAAGGAACAAGGTATGACCACGCTACGCGAAGCCGCTCAGCACGCGCTGGAGGCACTGAAGTGCTTGGTTGAGACGTATGAAATGGGCAACATCATCCGTTCAGACATTAAGGACGCCGAGGAAGCCATTGCTTCGCTCAAGGCCGCGCTGGAGCAGCCGGTGCAGGAGCCCCTGAGCGACGAGGAGCTTGATCGCCTGTGGCGTGAGCCAATGAGCGCAGATTGGGAGCACCGGGAATACGCCCGAGCGGTCGAGGCCGCGCATGGGATCAAGGAGAACACATGAGTAAACAACCTACCGCCCTGCGGCTGGCTGATGATTTGATTTATGTTTCCAAATACTCTGATTCAGAGCATTGGAGTACCCTCGCTGAAACCGCTGCAGAACTTCGCCGGCTGCACAGCGTCAATACGGAACTGGGCGCTGCATTGCGCCGCCTCATTAGCTATTGCAACACGCTGGAAAACCGTTTGATGGAAGCAGACGGTGAACACCCTGCGATGCAAGAAGCAAAGGAAGCGTGGGCTAAGGTGGAGGGGAAGGTATGAAAGACGACATCATCCGCATGGCGCGGGAGGCTGGTGTGTACGCCGCGCATACCGAGTTGACGCTAATGGCGGGGCTTGAACGCTTCGCCGCCCTTGTCGCTGCTGCCGAGCGCGAGGCCTGCGCTAAGGTGTGTGACGCAAGATGCATTGCAGATGGATGGGAGGGGTGTTATGCAGATGAATGCGCCGCCGCCATCAGAGCAAGGGGGAAACCATGACCGAAACCGTGCTTACATGGCTGTCTGGGGCTGCGCCCCCACACGGATCAAAGTGCATTGTTCTGTGGAAAGGGCTAGACAGAATCCATACCGCTTGCTGGTACGAGGGTCTTCCTCAAGGAGATTGCTGGGTAACCAGCGCAGGACGTTTCGTGAAAGGCATGGATGAAGTAGAGATGTACGCTCTTCAACCAGATGTCAGTCTTATAAGGAGTTGACATGAACTACTTACCCCAAGACTTCGCCCGCTGCATGAGCAACCCCTTGCTTGAGCAGTGCAAACAATGCGCACGGAACGTGCACATAAATCCTGTGCATCCCGCCGCAGGGCGGCAAGTGTGGATCGGTCCGTGGGTCGGGCATGGTCCGTGTCCTAATGGGGATTTTGTGGAGAAAGAAAATGAGTGAACCAAAAAAACTTTGGAGCACGATGTCTGTTGAAGAACGTGCCCGTTACTCATACGATCAAGCTAAAAGAATGCTTGACGAGTTATACGCAAACAACCACCCTGACATCTTTATGCAACGAGAACACCATTGGTCGTATTTGTGGTGCCGAGAACAAGAGCTAATTGATCGGATGGCTATGCTTACAAGAATTATTGAAGGATGACTCAAAGGAAAGGAGAATGAAATGCAGATGAAATCCGATGGCGCTGAAATTGACGATGCCGTGGGCATGCAAGTTTACGGCGACTGGCTTAGATTTCGTGACGGCGAAGGGGCTTTGGTAAAGATCCCGCCGTACGTCATCAAGAATCTGATGATGTTCGCGGCAGCACATGCACATGAGTTTTCAGTAGATGCTTGGGTGGAGGAATGAAATGTCCGACATGCAACGCCTGGACAGAAGTTCTGGAGTCAGTTCTCAGGAGAGATGGATCGCGCCGCCGTCGCTACCAGTGCGCGAACCTGCACAGGTTCAACACGGAGGAAAGAATTGTTGGCCTTTCCTCTACAGCTACCGAGGTGACACCCTCGTCGTCAACCGAGCACCCCACAAATCCAAATACAAAAGCGCCGAAGAAGTCGGCGTAGCAGATTTTTAGCGGGCGTTGCATAGCTGCAAGCGTGGTTCTAGCCTCACAGATGTGAAGCCATTTCTTGCGCACCATACGTGCCCGCTGATTTTGATGCGTATGGTGCATCTCCCTGAACCTAGACCGAGGGGGCTAGGAATCTGTGTCTCCCCCTCAACCCCCAACAACACCTCAAC